TTCAGCATTCGACAGAATTAACGTTCGTCGTCTCTTCCTCACTGTTGAACAGGCACTTCAAAGATCTGCTCAGGCTCAACTTTTTGAACTGAATGATGAAATTACAAGAGCAAACTTTAGAAACATCGTTGAACCATACCTCCGTGATGTTCAAGCAAAACGTGGTCTTTATGGATTCTTGGTAGTTTGCGATGCCTCAAATAACACTCCAGATGTTATTGATAACAATGAATTTAGAGCTGATATTTACCTGAAACCTGCTAAGTCTATTAACTACGTAACTCTTACTTTTGTTGCTACCAGAACGGGAGTAAGTTTTGACGAAGTTGCTGGTACTGTTTGATTTTAAAATAAACACCATTAAAAGGAGGATCTAAAAAATGGCACACTCTATTCAGGATTTTAAATCAGCACTCATTGGGGGCGGTGCCCGCCCTAATCTATTTGAAGTAACTATTCCATCTACACCAGCAGCAGTAAATCTTACTGAAAATTTCCCTATTTTATGCAAAGCAGCTGCTCTTCCCGCATCAAATATTGCTTCAATTGATGTTCCTTTTAGAGGAAGAATTTTCAAAGTTGCTGGAGATAGAACTTTTGATACTTGGACTGTTACCGTCATCAATGATCAAGATTTCTTAATCAGAGATGCTATGGAAGCATGGATGCAATCAATTGGTCAGTATGGTGATGCAAGTGGTTTTACCGATCCCAGTGATTATATGGTCAATGCTTTTGTAAAACAGTTTAAGAGAGGAACTAGTAATGTAGGGAAAAATACTCCCTTTGGTTCTGGTCTGGAAGTAGCAGCAACTTATAAGTTCTATGATATTTTCCCAACTAATATTGCTGCTATTGATCTTTCGTATGATACAACTGATACAATCGAAGAGTTTACAGTTGAATTCCAAGTTCAATACTGGACACCTTCTACTGAAGAAGCATAAATAAATAGTCTAAACGTTAAAGACAAAAATAAATTATGGCGAAACTATTTGGTTTTTCGATTGAAGATAGCGAACCATTATCTCCCGGTCTTGTTTCCCCCGTTCCCCCCAACAAGGAGGACGGGGTTGACCATTATTTAAGTAGTGGATTTTTTGGTTCATATGTAGATATCGAAGGTGTTTACAGAACAGAATTTGATCTCATTAAGAGATATCGCGAAATGGCACTTCATCCAGAATGTGATAGTGCAATTGAAGATATTGTAAATGAAGCAATTGTTAGTGATACTAATGATAGTCCTGTTCAAATTGATTTGGATAATTTGAATGCTAGTGACGGAATTAAAAAGAAAATAAGACAAGAATTTAAACATATTTTAGAACTTCTAGATTTTGATAAGAAGTCTCATGAAATTTATAGAAATTGGTATATTGATGGTAGACTTTATTATCACAAAGTAATCGATCTCAAAAATCCTGAGGCAGGAATACAGGAGTTGAGATATATTGACGCAATGAAAATGCGTTATGTTCGTCAGGCAGTAAAAAAGGAAGATAACAAATATAGAATTTCCAATAGAAATATTGATAATCCAATGGATTATGATTTTCCAAAGATTGAAGAATATTTCATATATGAACCAAAAATGACTTATCCAACAGGAACTCCAGCTCCTGGAGGTCTTGGTGGGTCAAATTCGGGAGTCAGAATGACGAAAGACTCCATTACTTATTGCACTTCAGGTCTTGTAGATAGAAATAAAGGATCAACTCTTTCTTATCTACATAAAGCAATTAAATCACTCAATCAACTGCGAATGATTGAGGATTCTCTTGTAATTTACAGATTGTCTCGCGCTCCAGAACGTCGTATTTTCTATATTGACGTTGGTAATCTTCCAAAAGTAAAGGCAGAACAATATCTTCGTGATGTTATGATGCGATATCGTAACAAACTTGTATATGATGCAAATACAGGAGAAGTTCGTGATGATAAGAAGTTTATGGCGATGCTTGAGGATTTTTGGCTTCCAAGAAGAGAAGGTGGTAGAGGTACTGAAATTACTACTCTCCCTGGTGGACAAAACCTTGGAGAAATCACTGATATTGAATATTTTAAGAAGAAACTTTATCGCTCACTGAATGTTCCACCATCAAGAATGGATGGAGAAGGTGGATTTAATCTTGGTCGTTCATCAGAAATCTTGAGAGATGAAGTTAAATTTAGTAAGTTTGTTGCTCGTTTAAGAAAGAGATTCTCTTATATGTTTAGTGATATGTTGAGAACCCAATTGATTCTCAAAAATATCATTACTCCAGAAGACTGGAATCAAATGGATGAGCATATCCAATATGATTTCTTGTATGATAATCACTTTGCAGAACTTAAAGATGCAGAGTTACTTAATGAAAGATTGAATATGGTTCAGATTGCAGAACCTTATGTTGGAAAATATTTCTCTCAAGATTATGTAAGAAGAAAGATTCTTCGCCAAACTGATATTGAAATCATAGAACAAGATGCTCTTATCAAAAAAGAAATTGAGGAAGGAATAATTCCAGATCCAAGTATACCTGTAGATCCACAAACTGGTTTACCTTTAGGACCAGAAACTGCACAAATGGATTTAGGTCAACCAGTAATGGAACCTCAAATTAATGCTTCTGCAACTCAAGTTAACGCCAAAGCGGTAGAAATGCCCAAGGGTGGTGAAATTTGATAAATAACAACGATTAATTAATTTAAAACTATGGACGATTTAATGGATATGATTGCTACTGATGAATCCCCCTCACAGATTAGTGATAAAATTAAAGATCTTTTGTTTGTAAAAGCAGCAGAAAAGGTTGATGATTTTAGACCTGCTGTAGCAAACGCAATGTTCAATAGCGAAACAAACGAGGAAGAATGAAATCCTTTAAACAGTTCATCTCAGAGTCGGTAAATATTTCTGGTGATTTTACTGGAAATCTTTACATTAATTCTCAACAACCAGAGCAACAGCAAGTTGGTGAAGGATATGTTGCAGATGTTCTGTGGAACGGAAGTCTCTATAGAATGGAATTAACCACTAATACTGGTATTCCATCCAAGCAGTCTTTAGGTGAACAGTTGCAGACTGAGTATCCCGGAGCAATTGTTCATCAAATTTATCCAGTAATGGAAAGGAATATTAATATTAAAAATACACAAAGATACCATCCATCAAAATTAGAGTGGATTAATTAATGGCTCAGTGGAATATTCAAACTCAAGATTATTTAAATCAAGAAAGAAGTCTTTTTGAAGTTAATGGCGTTGCAACCAGAGATGGTAAAATTGTAGATGAACTTAATAGATTTCCGGTTAGTATAAATTCCGATGCTTTTGGAAGAACACGAGTATCAAATCCATTAACACTCTTTGATAGTTCTCATAGGTATAGGGACAATAATCTTTGGGAGAGTTTGATTGTAGGTACAGGTTCTACCGTTGGATTTGTAACTACACAAGGCCTAATTAACATAGGTATTGGAACTACTGTGGGTTGTTCGGTTATTAGAGAAACCACAAAGACATTCTCATATCAACCCGGAAAATCTTTGTTGGTATTGAATACCTTTGTAATGAATTCCCCAAAGGAAAATTTGAGACAAAGAGTTGGATATTTTGGTGCCGATAATGGAATCTATCTTGAAGTTGCTGGAATTGGAAGTACATCAGTAGGTTTTGTAGAAAGAAGTCTATCAACTGGAACAGAAACAAGAGTACCTCAAACAGAGTGGAATATTGATAAGTTGGATGGTACTGGTGTTTCTGGAATTACTTTAGATATTTCTAAAGCACAAATCTTTTGGATGGATATTGAGTGGCTGGGACTTGGAACAGTAAGAGTTGGATTTGTAATTGATGGAAAGTTTGTTCATGCACATTCATTCCACCACGCAAATCTCATCCAATCAACTTATATGACAACAGCATCATTACCTTTGAGGTATGAGATTTCCAATACTGGAATTACTACAAGTTCAAGCCTACTCAAACAAGTTTGTTCTTCTGTAGTTTCGGAAGGTGGTTATGAATTGCGTGGATTGCAACAGGCAGTGCAGACACCAATCACAGCACCGATAGATTTACCATCACCCGCAGGAACTTTTTATCCAGTTCTTTCTATTCGTCTCAAATCTTCTCCCAATAGATTAGATGCTATTGTCATTCTGACTGCATTATCACTAATGGGAACAGGAAATGGTCCCCAATATAATTGGCAAATGAGAGCATCCGCAACTACAAGTGGTGGAACTTGGGTAAGTGCCGGTCCCGATAGTGCTATTGAATATAAAATAGATGGTGGAACTGTGAGTGGTGGAAGAGTATTGGCATCTGGATTTTTCTCATCAGCAAACCAATCTGTAGGAACCGTTGATATTCTCAAAGAAGCACTTTTTAAGTTTCAGTTAGAGAGAAATGGATTAACTGGAACACCTTATGAGTTAACTTTGGTTGTTGCATCTGATACTGCAGGTGCTGATGTTTTTGCTTCACTTGACTGGGAAGAAATTAGTAGGTAATTATAAAAATAATAAATAACTAAAAGTGTATCTAATAAAATAATGGCTCATAGACCAGTTGGAGTAAATTCCTCCTTTACATTCACTGCAGGTGCTGCTACAACATCATCTGCTTTTTCGGTACAATCTAGTGTTTTGAGAGTGGTTGCAGTTGGTGGTTCTGCACACATCGCAATTGGAGTTACTCCAGCAGCGACCAATACCGATTATTATGTTCCAGCAGGAGATACCGTAACTCTAGGTCTAACTAAAGCATCAAACAGAGTTGTTGGTGTAACAACAGGGACAACAACGATTGTTACTGTTCCAGAGGGAACTCAAGTTCCGTTTGGTGTTGGTGATTACGTAACTCTGACTGCTATAGGACAGTCATATTATAATTTTACTCACCAACAAGTTTTATCAATTGATACCTCTGCAGGTTTTAATGGATATTTTCAAACCAAAATGACTGTAAATTATAATTCAAGTGGAGTTGTAACAGCATTCTCTGCCGCAGATGCATCGGTTGTTATTTCAAATAAGATTTCTGCATACGGAGTCGGTTCAGGAACACTTCATTTCCAACAAGTACAAATCTCAGGACAAGCATAATGAAACTTATCAGAGAAGAAATAGAAAAGGTTGAAGTTCTTACTGAAAAAGTAGGAAAAGAAACAAGACTCTATATTACAGGACCATTCCTCCAAGCAGAATGTGTTAATCGTAATGGACGTATGTATCCAATGTCCATTATGGAAAGAGAAGTTGGTAGATATAATGAGCAGTATGTTCAAAAAGGACGTGCTCTTGGAGAACTTGGACATCCTGATGGTCCTACGGTAAATCTTGATAGAGTGTCTCATAAGATTGTTGAACTTTGCCGTGAAGGCAACAACTTCATTGGTAAGGCGCAGATTTTATCTACACCAATGGGCAAAATTGCAGAGTCTCTTTTAAAGGATGGAGTTTGTCTTGGCGTTTCTTCTCGTGGTATTGGTTCCTTAAGAGAGAACTCAAAAGGATATAAGGAAGTTGGAGAAGACTTTATGCTCGCAACTGCTGCTGATATTGTTGCAGATCCTTCTGCTCCTGATGCTTTTGTTCAGGGAATTATGGAAGGTGTTGAATGGATTTGGAATAATGGTATTCTTGAGCAAAAAGTTTCAAAATTTGAAAAAAGAATTAATACTTTAGTTGATCAAGGTGTTCTTGAAGAATATAAATTATCATTGTTCAATGAGTTTTTAAACTCATTGTAATTTATTAAATTATAAATAAATATAGTTTATAACTAAAGGTTAAACGGAGAGTTCAAATGTCTCGTGGAGATTTACAAGAAATGGAAGTAGGCACAAAGCAATCCAGAACCGCTGTTAATGCAAATGCTAAAGCAGCGGATCCGATGCCAAAACTAACCACAGGTATTCCTGATGGTCAAACTGC